TCATTTGCTGGTGAATCAACAATAGAAAGTTCAATTAGTTCATAGTTCTTAATAAATCTTACGGTCTTACCGTTCGCCTTGTTAACTTCATTGTCTGACTCAAGAATCTTTCCGCCGATTGAAAATCCTGATAGGGTTCCGTCTAAAACTTTTTCCCAAGTATCTTGTGCGCCCTTTGAGATGTATGCATCTACGTAGACTCCGTTAAAGAACTCTTTTGACTTTGGGTCATAGAAGCTTTCTGGTCTGAATGAGACCATCTTGCCTACTGCATTTGATCCATGCATTTCACGAATGTTTCCACGGAAACTTTCAAATGCCTTGAGACTTGATTCTGCTGTTACAACATCACCAGTCTGATCAACATTGTCTAGGGTTGCAAATCCAGATACGGTTCTCTTTTCACGGTTAACCTTAGTAAAAGGTACCGACAGATTAATAACGTTGCCGTTAGAGGTCCATAAAGACTTTTCAATGTTCATATGCTTAATTTTATAGTGTTATAGACTATAAAGCAAATAACAGTTGAGTGGACTTAGTCGACCTGTCTTCCGTCGCCTTTGGCATTTCGTCCTTCTCCAGAATTATCTGGGGCGGTTGCCTGTCGGTCTTGGGATCTTTGTCTGGTATTTCCAGCTTGGGCTGTCTGCTCTGCAGCATCCTGACCCTTTAAATCTACTACTTCGTCCCCGCCATCAAGAGGGATCATACCCTTTCTAATTCTAACTTCATTAGGGGTAATTACTTGCATTCTTAAATATCTTTCGTCAATCTTAGACTGGGTGTCTTCGTCAGTAAGAGTTAATTCATTAAATTTAAGGGTTAATGCATCTGTCTTTTCCTCAAATATTTTATTTAATTTTTTCTCTAAAATCATTTGTGCTGGTCGGCAAACCTGCTCTTTAAATGTTTTATCTGCATCTCTTGCTACTGCTAAATTAACTCCTTCTGGGGTTCCAATTTTATTAATCGGGACACGGTGGGCCAATAGGATTTCATCTCTATTTGATTTGCGATAAACATTAAATGAAGACTCCTGTGGATTTGCCTCAACAGGCTCCATTTTAAATTCGGTTTTTGAGTCTGGAGTATCCCCTGGAAGTGGAATATATAGGGATCTGTGATTCTTTCCCTTTAACCCAACTTGGAAAAACTCAAGCAATTTACGCTCTGACTCTGGAGAAAGCTTTGCTCCCTTTACTGTAATAATATATCTTGGGACTGCTTTGTTTTCAAAATAATCAAGGTTATATCTTCCAGATAATTCGTTACCTGCCAAAGAAACCTGGGCTGCAATAATATCTGCAACTCCGTAGTAGTTGTTCATTGGGGTATATTTTTTTAAATGAATAATTTCATTTGGGCGATCTTCTTGTCCAGCAATTGGATTCTCTGTTTCCGAATCCCCAAAGTTGTTAAAGTATACTGCCTTTCCGTAAAGCAATTGAATAAAGCCGTCTCTAAGTCTACGCACACGCATAGTCTTTGCTGGGATGTGCCCGATGTATCCAATGTTTCCAGCAGTTGTTCTGCCTATTTCAATGTAGCCATTTCCAGTTGCTTCGTAGTCTGTGAATACCTTAATTAATGTTTGAGTAAATGTATCCTCATCGTTTGTTGTATCAAGCCATGAGTGCAGATCTTGTCTTAATTTGCTTAGCTTTCTACGTGCTCTTTCAAGAGACTTATCATCTGTAAGGGAATCAATAGCATCGTTTGTTTTCTTTGTTTCTATAAAATCATATCCTAGCCCAACAATGTTTGCCACCTTAGCATTAATTGCGGCATAGTTGTATGTTGAAATCTCGTATACCTTTGAAAGATATTCTAGGTTGTATGGAGGCTCTACCAAGTCGAACATTGCATAGCCAGTGATTGCTTGTGCTAATAGGTTTTGCTGTGTTCCAGTTTCTTCTCTGCCTGTAAATGACTTAGAAAACTCTCTGTTAATTTTACGCTTAAACGAAGCCCCTAGCCCTCTTACTTTTTTTAAATCTTCTAGGCCTGCTAAAAATGGGTCGTTTGTCATCTCATTTTTTTCTAGCGAAAACCAGTCCGCGTTGTTTGAAATATTAATTATGTTTTCTGAGTTATCTTCATCAAGAAATTCTGCGCTCATCTTAGCCCCTTTAGTTTTTTCATTTCGTCCTTATAGTTACCAATATCAAATGGGTCAGGAACTAGTCCCCAGTCGAGTCTTTGTTTTTGGTGCTCAAATTCTTCATCATTAATTTTCCTTCTAGCGGAAAGAAATTTAGGCCCGCCTTCGTATATGCCGAACGTGCTAACTTCTCTAGCCAGAGCATCGATGTTGGCTCTATTTCCCTTTTTGGACGTAACTGAAAGAAAGTTCCCATCATCGTCCCCAATCCATCTGCCGTCTGGCATCTCCCAGACATATATGCCTAGTGTTGATTCTTCTTCAAGAATTTTGCTTCTTGTCTTGTTGATATCCATATGACTTTATTTTACCATTATTGTCTACTCAAGTCCAGCTTTTTGTCAACCAATGTGACAAAATTAAATAGTTTGTATGACTACCCAGTCGCTGTTGTATGCTTTTGGGGTAGAATCTGTCAATGTCATGGACGTATCTGACACCGAAACATTTGGTCGGGCAATATAAGACCCATAATGTTCCGTAGCCAAAGCCTCAGACATTTGATAATCGTATATAGCAATATTTTTATATAGGCTGGATGGCCCTCCTGCGCCTGCATAGTTAAACTTCAATACACCTGAACAAGGTTGTGTTAGAACTAATACAATATGATGCAGGTTATCTGCTAGGAATACATTGGATATATTTGTCTGGCTTGTTCTGTCTACTCCGTTTACGTATATCTTTGAGATATTAGTCTTTGTGATCGTCCCGCTATTTGTCCAGGAGTATCTAGAAGCCGTGTATAGGCCTTCTGAGGACACATCGAATAGAGTACTGGCCGTAAGGTCAGAAGGTGTAAAAAACATCTCTATGGTGCTTACAGAGTCTTTTACGGGTATGTTAAATCCTGCACCTGCCCTTGTTTGAAGGCCATTATTCTTATGCCTTAAAAGCGGTGGATAGCTAAATGATCCCAGGGAATAGTCGGATGTAGATGTGGCATAATATCCAGAATTTTCTGAATAGGCATCGATTGAGGAATAAAAGTCTAGTTTAACTGAAGATAATTTTGGAAGGTATTTAGAAGCATCTGTTGTAGACATTGTTATTCTAAGGAATACATTGTTTGTTGTTATTGGTGCCAACTTATTATAATTAGGCAAGGACTTACCATTTTCACACATAGAGTAATTGATTCCATCTATGCTAGATTGTACTGTTATATTCTTGTCCGCCTTCCAATAGATCTTAGAGGTTGTAGCACCCATGTCTGTAGGGATGTTTATAATCTCATTAATTTCAACAGATTTTGCTATGGCAGTATCTGTCTTGTAAAAAGTAAGGGATTGATTTGTCTTCTCATAATAGACATCATCATTTACATAGTTTTTTAATTCAGTCAAAGAGTATCGGTACACAGGCTTAATAAATTCATCATTTAGCTGAAATAGCTTACCCCCGTCAGTTCTAATAAACTGAATAGGATTTACGTGAAATGTGCCAGCAATAAAATGCTCTCTGATTTTTTCTGATGTGAGTGCCTCACGATATATGGCTGGGGCATCTACTATAAAATAGTCTGTTGATGTAGATGGACCTATTGAAAGGGTAAGCGCTGTATTTGTGAACTTAAACCCTGTGATTGATTTAGTAGCAACATTATACCCGTCTACATATAGGGACATGCTAGATTGAGAATATGTGGCCACAACATGCATAACCTTACTGGTGTTATTTAATGTGTAATACAGCTCTTGATCTTCGAGCTTAAATACTAATGATCCAGCCTCGTAATATATTCCAATTCCCGCCGTATCATCTGCCATTAAAACTGTTCTTGATGTGCTATTAATTTTAGGGTATACCCAAACCTCTAATGAGAAGTTGTTCTGTGAAGTATACTTATTAGCGAATCCACCACTTACTGTTGAGCCATAAAAATCTTTTGTTGTAGAAAGAATAATTGATTTGGTAGAGCTAATTAAATTTCCTGAAATGCCACCTGGAATTAATGGAAGAATATTTGATTGAAGTCCACCAACATACGTTCCTGAATTTCCACATCCTGATATATCTATAGCGGTGGTTCCAGAAGACTCATCTAATGGCAGAAGTGCAATTGGATAGTCTTTAATTACCTTTAGTTGATAGCTCATAATTCCATTATACTATATTTAAAAGCTTACTACTTAAGTCTTTTATTTTTTATCCTTTAAACTATCTCTACCCCAGAGACCATCATGCTTACTCCGTTAGAAGTATTTGCGGAAGCCCAGAGAGCCTCTCCAGCATTAACAATCAGAGTAGTCTCTGTTGATCTTGATGTATTTTCTGCAAGCAGCACATCACCAAAAATTCTATTTGCTAGTCCTGGAGTTTGTCCGACTGGAACTAGATAGAGGCTAAATGCAATTGGGCCGTTAAATGTGTTTGCTGTAAATATGCTCTTAACAATTCCTTTATTGGTAAATGTTTTAAGGTTTGTATTTGTTGTAGTTAGAAGGACTGGCCCAATAAATCTTGTTGGATTATATGCCATTTGATCTCCTAGCTAATTGCCCATTTAGAGATAAGGTCTCTTTCAACTGAGAGGTATTCATTTACTGAAAGCGCTCTGTTATAAATTAGCATTTCGCCAATCTTAAATGCTCCAAATGTTGCGGAGTATCTTCCTATTACTTGTCCTGTCATACTTGTTAGCCCGCCTGAAGATGCGCCAACTGCAACGTCGACTCCATTTCTTCTAACTCTACGTGAGTTGTCGGCATTGCTGTATACAAGTGTGTAAATTTCTGGTGTTCCTGTTAGGCCTACTGTAACAATAGCATTTTGATCATCATTACCAAAGCCAAATTTATATGTGTTTGAGGATACGTATCCTGCAATAAGATTGTTTCTTGTTCCTGAGTTTGTTCCGCCAATTACATAAGTATTTGCATTTGCTGGTTTTGATGCTACATAAATAACTGTAAATGATGATGAAGCAATCCATGAAAGTGTTTGATCTGAGAATGGCAAAAAGTCATCTACTCCGTCAAAGTTAATTGCGGGTAATCCTGATATTCCTGTTAGTTGAAATGTTGGTTGAGCTGCTGACGTTGCTTGAACGCAATGGCGGGTTAATCCAGATTTATCATTCCATTGTGATACCTTGTTTAGTCCGTCTCTTGTTATAGTTGATGGAAGAGCCGCATCAAGCCATAGTTGTAATCCAGTTAAGCTAAATCTGTTTCTTCTAAAAATAATGTTATTACTAAGCAATTGGGTCTTCCTCCATTATTTTTTCTAGCTCTACTAATGGTCTTTTAGGCCATGTAACTTCGGATACATCTTTGCTATTCTTGAAAGAAGAAATCTTCTTTCTGTAATCTTTCCATTCAGCAAGAGACTTCTTGTCCATATCTGGATCTGTCTCAACCCATGCTGTAGACATTAGCTCAAAGCCAATATGTGCATTTACGTTATCTGCTTTTTCTTCATCTGACATCTTCTGTACTTCTACTGAGTATACTTTGCCATCTTTAATAAATGGTTCACAAGGTACAATCTTTTCTTGGAAGTCATCGAACTCTGGTATTGCTACTTCTAGCAACCCGTTTTCTTTTGCAAATCTTTTTTCATCTATTGATTGTGGAATAGATACATTAGGGAAAAGCTGGGATAGTGCGCCGACAGCGACTACTTTTTTGTCTTCAACTATGGCGTACATGTTTTCTCCTTAAACGTTCAGATCAGCGAATGCGTATGCACCGAATATTGTTGTGCCACCGTCTCTTGTCATAAAGTTAAGAACGGTTGTATTTGTAGATAGAAGTGGAGATACGTTAGAAGCTCCTCCGCCATCCCATTTAATTGCTGCTGGCCAAGTAATAGCATAGCTACCACCAGCCTTAATTTCTACTTGCCAGAATTGTGCCTTTGGCTCTGTTCCTACTGCAGGAATATTGCTAAATGCTACTGTGCATGCTCCGCTTGCTACCATTTTAAAAACGTTTGCTAGTGCTACGTTGCATGTTGCTGTTCCAGCTGCTGCAATCGTTCCTAGGTCTAGTTGTGCTGAAGGCACATTAAGATATGGACGAGCTTGGCCGTTAAGAGGTGCTTGAAGGTATGTGTATGTCCAAAGACCTGGTGTTACCTGTTGAGGTACGCTTGTTATTGGCATTCTTATTCCTCCTCTGGAACGTATAGTGCTGGCAAATCTTCTGGTCTTGGAAGTTTCTTCTCAGACTCATCTTCATCCCATGCGGCTTGTGCTGCTGTTACTGCAACAATTGCCTCTGCATGTTCAATTGCCATGACCTCACGATCTGTTTTTCCTGGATACTTATCTACGCATACTCCGTTGACTAGGGTAAATCTATGAAGTAGTTGTGATTCAACAACTTCATGCTCACCATCTACGTCAATTGCGGGTACATGTTGTGGTCCACAGAACTTTATTTTCATTTTTTTCTCCTTTTCCTTACGGGTTTGACCAGTGCGGCATACTTACAATATGCGGATACATGGTTGTATTTGAATGTGTATCAAATTGATAATGACTTACTACGTTGTACGGCTGCAAATCTCCACCGAATGATAAAGTTGTTCCATCAGTTCTTCTTAAATTTTTAGCTGCTGAGCCTGGATCAACTAAATACAAATGGGGGCCAGGGTCGTCGGCATTTTGAACTGTGTAGAGTGAAATAAATTTGTCTTCTTTAAATGGAACAATTGCGGTTCCATTAGAGCCATCTGTGTTTCTAAAGTAGAACAACTTTGTAGGATCTGCTGTATTTACTATGTGGCAATTAATTCCATTTGTGTAGTAATGGTATGGAGAGTAAATTGCAACCCATTGGTTATCCCAAGTGTTATTGTGCTTTTGTCCGTACCAGTTTTCGTTTTGATCGATGCCGTAAGAAGTTGTGTTTCCTAGGTTGATTTCAGTATCCGTAAATGTTCCGATTCCTGAATTACCTGCTGTTCCTTGAGAGGATGGGTTCCAGTATCCGTATCTTTGTGCATAACCGTCGTGGTTAAATCTTCCGAATCCGACTACTCCAGTGTCTCCCATTACAAGCTTCATATGGTAAGAAGGCTCGTTTCTAGTTGATCCTGTCTGTGCCCAAGTAAAGTCATAGAATGCGTAATTTTTTGCTGTGCTTAGTTGATTGCCAGTTGATGGCCCAGCAGTTTTTGCCTCTGATAGGAACCTATGAAGTGTTCCTGCTTTGTGGCTAAAATCATTTAAGCTAAAACTTGTGTTTCTCCATACGTGAAGTCTAATTGCATTTGCAGTTGTTGATTCTGCAACGGCAAGCATTTTAGTTCTATCGTTATACGATGCCATTCCACGGTTTGTGCGTCCCGCCCATGTTGCGTAGGTTGCTGAGTTTAAATCAACTCTATCGATGTAACCA